CCACGCTGCGGACGAAGAGCACGCACGCAATTATGAGTCCGTAAGGACCATTGACGTACGGCTCACGGCAGCAGAGGTATCTGACATTTGGGCCGAGTTTGGACTCGACTTGGATGACAGGACCCACTACTACCGTGACGTGCTAAAGGTCATCTAGGGCACCCTACTTAGTAGGGTGCCACCCACCTCAGTTTGATGTCGACGACTGAGGGACGTCCAGCCTTCTCGAGATGCCAAGGGTCCTCGTTAGAGGACAAAAGGCACTTCAGAAGTGATCCATCTTCCGTAGCAACAGAAGACGGGATCCTTGGAACACTGACATAAGCACGCACCAATGGTGAATGCAAGTCAGGGTCTGCCCACTGTGTTTTGTAAGGCAGACAGCTCCATCTTCCAAGAGCTCGCGACGTTGGTTCGACGATCGGGAAGTGGGGAAGTATCTTCACCAACCGTTGATCGAACCAAGCGGCCGTTCTCCATAGACCAGCCATATAAAACTGGTTTCTGGTTGAGACCGCTGACGCAACCTCCGAGGCGGCTTTACGTGACGCAGGCATTTCTCTACGTACTCGGACTGGTGTAACATCCAAGCCCCCGTAGAAATCGCCTCCGCAAGACTCTCTGAACAAGCCAGTCCAGAAAGACTTGTGGGAATTGACCTTCCACCCTAAAAGGGCAAAGGTCTCCACCACGTAAGGAACACAGTCTACAGGGACAATGATATCGTCCCCGTAGACACGCACCGAACCCTTGAACGATTCAATCGTTCGTTGGGTTAGGCGCTCGCGTCGACCCTCTGCTATGAGCTTTCGCTCAATGCCGATGAAAACGGCCGTCAAGAAACACATGGCTTCTATCGGGAAGCAGAGGGCAGAACCCATCGCAGCAAACTTCCGGAGGGGTATGACTCTTCCGTTAGTTCCCCTCTTAGAAGGGGGTAGCTGCGTGGCAAGAGAGCGCGTTGCTTCCAGAGCGTCCCGAAACCACGGGAAATTCTTTGCCAACGCGAGAGCTTGCCGCAATGAAACACGGTCGGACGCTTCCTTCATATCGAGGGTTGCGAGGGATCCATCTTTGGACCCGATCCGAGCCATGTCCTGGTTGGCGGTTTGGTCGGTAAAACCGATCATTCCTGCGAACGGATGTATGTCCGCTTCCAGGAGACGCACAAGTGGACGGGCGATAGCCTGCTGCATATACTGCAGCGCTGTAGGCTCCGCGGCGATAACACGAGGCGTCTTCATTGTCTTGGGTACAAGGACCATTCTGGAAGGTTCCTCCTGGTCCAAGTCGCTGAAACGGACACGATCTACACGGTGTTGATACTTGATACCGTGGCCGGGAACACCGAATTCCGTATAAGGAAAGACGGTGTCAAGTCGGCGGGGCCAATATGCCAAATCGTACTTAGCGTTGCCGCGAAGTCGATCGGCTGTAGCACCTGGACCGTGGCTAGGCAGAAGGTCAAACGAAGAAACGAGATCATCGATCTTCGTAAGGACCTCTCTGAATAGCAATGACGATACACGCGAGAAGTCCTGTAGGATCTCATCGTGTGGTTCATCGTCCCAATTTCCCGTTTCAGCATCTGCAGAAACGAAGTCAACAATCGCATTGAGTTCCCTATCTTCTGAACAGGGGAGCTCGATCTTGGCGTAGAGGTAGCATAGCTGCCTCACAGCCGCGATGGCTTCGACGATTGACTCCAGATCAGTCGACTGCAAAGCACCATGTTCGTCGAACACTTGGTGAAGGAAACCTCCGAGAAATCGGGGGAGCCCGCTTGAATCTTTCCGAAAGGATTGAAACAAGTCGTCACCAGTTACGCATCCGCGATCAAGACCTCTTTCGAAGTCCTTTGCGAATGCAGGAAGGGTTATCGTCAGAAATGACAAGCCCTCGTGTTCGACACGCTTCGCGACAGTTTTAATATCGCGAAGGGCGCTTGTGTGACATCTGCTGGCGAGTTCATTTGCCAGCACACGCCAGAGCTCTACTTGGCTTTTCAATGTGCCCCTTCCAGGGTCGCATATCCAAGGCCATCGAGCCCCTCAGATTGCTAGTTCTCGCCACCCAGAAGCTGGGTGACCCTCGCGCCAGTAGACGCCGTGAGATACGCAGTAAGCGCATCCACGATCGCCTTCTGGTCCGCCTGTGAATAGCCCGACTTGGGCACATCCACGACGAGATACGCGCTCATCGACGCCTGAACGTTGACGCCCGCAAGAAGCGGGTCGGCAGCCGTCTTGGTGTTGTCGAGGCGGATCATGTGACGAACTCGCTTCCCGTATGTATGGGAAACATTGAGCTTCGTCGCCTGGTCCGCAGTAGAGAACGAGCCGGCGTTTACACCCGAAGAGATTCGGGGCATGGACGTCGCAACCGTCGCAATAGTGACGGACTGGGGGTCGGCAAAAGCCATGATGGCACTCTTTCGTGAAAGGACAGTTAACTGTCGTGGGTGAGAAACCCGGCAGCTTAGCTCCCTGAATGGAAGCGGCGTACCGAGCCAGTGCTTATCGCATGTGGTTTATTCCCAATGCGACAAGGATGGCAGACTGGGTCGCACTAAGCGACCCAGACGCGCCGAAGCCGAAATACGGAGACGATGCAAACCTCTTCTTTGTCTCTCCCACCGAAGTGGTAGTAGACGCAGAACTCGACACAGTCGGGTCGGTATGTTGGACAGTCCAAGACTGCCTACTTTCCGAGTGGTGCATAACGTAACCGTACCGAAGCACCAGACTGTCATGGCCTAGCGCGGAGACATTATGGATGATGTCCCCGGCATTGCCAAACCAATCTGCAGCCCAGGTCCATGGGGCAAGGTTCCAAAGAACCTCCGGCGTCAAACGCACTCCAAGGAGTTTGTTTGCGTAGGAAGCGAAGCGTGCCATTTCGGCTGCCTTCGAGTTGCCCACAGGTAAGTGGTAGGAGAAAGCTCCATTAAACCACGTCCTGCGTCGGGAGTAGCGAGTGTAAGAAGCTCGCTGCGCCCCGCCCGTGAGACCTCCTCCTGGCCAGACGGCCGACGACCCTCGGGTGTCGGACTTACTGAACTCGTCAGGAGGGAACTCGTACGCTACCCGAATGTTCTTCCCAGAACCCTTTCGAAAATCAGAAATGATTTTGTCAGAGTTCTTGACCACGCGCGCGAAATTCTTCACGTCGCTGATCAGGGGAAGCCAACCGAACTCATAATTGAGGTATTCGCCAGAGGCGCCCCTCGCTACATGAGTCCGGTCCTTCCAAGTCTCATGGCCGAGAAGGTGCGGCAAGCCGTCCTTCACGGTCTCCCCCAACATAGTTGGGAGTGAGAACTCGGGAGAATTGGGTGTAGTACGGGATATGGCGGTAGTCCCCTTAGACTTGATCTGAGTATCAGTCAAGTTCGGGAGATTATCCGAGTACTGGAAAGACGTAGTCCCACGGAAGTTTCCGTAGTTCGCCGTCAATCCCTTACAGTACCCCCAACGGACGTTCGTGACGCTCCTTGTAAGGAGCATCACGGTACCTCCGTCACCGGGACCATATCTCTGCGATACGGGGTGATTAGCACCCCACTCGATCTGGGAAAAACCGCCGCCAGCACGTTCGCTGACGTCGGCACCATTAAGGGACGCAGTCCCCGAGGTTCCCACGTAATCGATCCGTTTTAACAACGACATCGCAGGTTCCAATCTAGTGGCTGTATTCGGCGTGCACATATGTACACAAGCGCGGGAGGGATCCTCTAGG